TAATATCAGTTGTTTCAAATGTCGCACGTAACTTGAATAGCCGTTGCAACTTCTCGGCCCCTGGTTTCAATAATGTTGGCTTCCCCGTTCCTGGGATTTTCCCAAAATCAATACCCTCTTTCATAACGGTTTTGACATACTGAACCATCATATTATATTGATCCACTGCCTCAACAATAGCCGTCACTTTTATTCCCTTTGTCTCAATTACTTTTAATTCTTTATTCATTTCCTTCCTCCTCTTTTACAAGCGGTTGCTTATAGCTGAAAAATGCTTTTATCTTTCTGTGTGGAAGCCTAAGTTTTGTCAAGTAAAACATTGACCACTTAGATTGTGGTTCTGAGTATATTGTATTGTAACTAATATCAATATCACATTCGGGGGATACCTTGATGATTGCTTTATCGTCAGGTATATTTGATATTAGCGCCCAACCATTTCTCAATCCCGCTAAATTAATTAAACAATTTGTTGCCGTCAATTTGTTTTTCTTACTCATCTTTCCTCCTTCTGATTAGTTAATACCCAATGTTCTAATATCGCCTGTCTTACTATTCTACCCATTGCGCCCTTTTTATCTTCTGGATAACGTCTTTCCCCTTCTTCACGGAGAAATTGTTTCATGTCGCTGCTCAGCGCAAAGGTCAATCTATCTTCATATTGTTTCTCTAATCCCGGCATAGTGCCTCCTATCCTATTATTTATTCCTGATGAAGTCCGTAATATCCATCACAATGGAAGTTAGCAATATAATTACGAGAAATAATAAAACGCCCTGGCGTTCAGCATAAAGCGCCTCTATGTTTATTCCTGCAACCATATATATCGCTTCTGATATAGTTATCAATCCTATAAGTATTACCGTTCTCATAATATCTCCTTTACTGTCCACACATTATCACATTTAGTACATACATAGGTGTACTTACCTTTATATACATCTATTTCCCTGCGTTCAGGACTTCCGCATTTAGGGCAGTTATTTTCCATCTTGCCATCCTTTCGGCATTTCTGCCCATGCGATAATATCATGTGTAAACTTCGCATATTGATCGTCCCAAAATGCGCGTCTTTTATTATCCCAATCCGCTGTAGCTATTTCGTTTGTTCCATATACACACAAATATTCCTTCTCTTCTTTCGGCTTCGTCTCTGGATATTTATGCCACTCTATCTGTTCAATTTGTGTAGTCATTTCTACATCCTTTCACAATCGTATCCGGTTGGTTTTGGAATGTTTTGATATTGCCATCTTGAAAATTCAAGATCGGTCAAGACTGATTTGGCAAAAAACGATTTGATCTTATACCATAACCATTTGAATTTGTTATATCTTGGGCTTATCCATAATGCGAAAGAGAAATCTTCTCCCAACAATTTCGTATCTTGAATCTCAAACGATTCACCTACGTCAAAACTTTTACCCATCTATACATCCTCCGTTCTGCCACATTCACATTTGAAATAATCCGGGTAATCCACCTGGTCATATTCGCCGGTAAACTTCTCACTGTATCCCCCGTCCATGCGCTCCATAATAGAACCGCAATCCCGGCAGGTGACTTTTGTTATCCCGGTTTCATTTCCTATTGCAAGTATCTTTTTCATCGATCCTCCTGTTATTATTTTACTGAAATATTATTATAGCACTCGGAAATGGTGCGCCCTGTTTGGAATTACTAAACTTCACGCGTCCTCTAATAAAACGGATCTCACCCTTCATAAAATAATCATGCCAATATGCGGTGTCCGTTCTGGAAGGTACAAGACAGACAACCGTTGCGCCATCTTGCCATTCCCCGTATGCTTTCTTTGCCCACTTGCCAATTTCACGACCATAAGGCGGATTCATAAACACAATTTCACCAGCCCATGACTTCGATAACCCGTTATCCTCTGCCGTGTAATATTTCTTGCATTTGGTATTTTCTTTTGTGCAACAAGGGTCAAGCGTAAAATGAAATTCATCATCAAGATCGTCAAACAAATCTTGTGGCGTTTCCCACTCATTAGACTGACTACTATAATGCACTTTCATTTTTTTATCCCCAACGCGTCAAATCAGGATTATCAGCCAATACGTCTTTTGCCCAGCCAAAATCCATAGTCAAAGTCCATTTGAAAAAACTGAAATTCAAGCTCCTGCGACCGCCAGAATGAGGCGTAAACCAAACTTGGAAACTATTGAATCCGTGATTGAAAAACCTTACTCGCTTATTCATTTTCATCTTCTCTCCTGTTTTTTATTCCTTCATATAGATTGTATAATATATATGATAGGTTGTCAAGTGATTCAGGGTTATTTAAGATTCGGGTTTATGCTATAATGAAACTGGATCAGGGTTATTTCATTTCCCTGGTCCCCTCCTGAAGGAGAGTGTTTTCATCGCACTCTCCTTTTTAATAAAAATGACCCGCCTCGGTGCGCATTGTTAAGAGGCGTGGCGGGTTCTGTTACTCAATGGTGGCCCGAGATGTTCAGCCACTTTATTCTCTCGGCATCCTTCGGTTTTTACACCGTATGGCAAGGGAGAAACGCCTTACCTCGAGGTTCGGGCGTTCAATTTATTATATCATTAAAACAAAACACCGCCCAAGATGACACTATGCGACTTCTCGGCGGTGTCTGTCTAATACTACTCCTTACCGTTTCCGATCTTCTCTCCAGCATCTTCCAGCGCAATTGCAGCGATCAACACAGCAACCAGCACCGAGATAGATTGCCATACCGATTCCGGGATGTCCAAGAAGTACAATACAACGGCCTGGAAAACACCGAACACAGCTAACCAAAACTTTCTGCTTTTTAATAGTCCGCTCATAAATTCTCCTTTATCTTCGTTACCCATTTTTACCTCCTTTCCTCTAGTCTATATCTAATATTATATCATTTTTAATCATGTCGTTTATGTAATGAAAGCGTAGCCAGATTGCACCGCGCGGCCTTGGGCTTTTACCACTCTCGACCCACCAATCCTCAAACCCATCTCCATAATCGTTTGAATAAGTGCCGAGATTCAAGTATCGACAATTATACGATTCAATGTTACCTTTATTGTTAAGGCGCATTTTCTTTATTGGAACATCCCAAAAATCATGTGTATGGCCAGTGATAACAAAGTCGGCGTTTTCTACATATACCGCCATTCGGTTTGTTCTGATCACGCCCCTTGTAACTTCTCCGCCACCGCCCGATCCATGAAAATAATATAGTTGTTTTCGGATCCTGAATTTGCCTCTGCGAAACTGGAATCTTACCCAGCCACTATAACCGCCCAGTTGAACATTTGCGCCCGGTTGCCTATTTAGGCCAGCAGCCAATAAACTCATAACATCTATACTGTTATGTTTTTTAACTGCCTGGTCGTGATTTCCACGCCCTAATAACAGGAATCTATCGGCGTATGGCTTTAGCTGTTTAACCGCATCTCTTGAAATAGCACCCAGATAATCATCCATAACATATTCTGGTCGGAGTTCACTGTAGCTTTTCCGTGGGTCATACCTGCCTTGCATCATATCGAAGAAGTCGCCAGTGTCCAGTATATAGGCATTTCGTTCCTTGACCTGTTTCAAATGCTGAAACATTAACTTACGATCACATTTTACAGAATCCCAATGACGGTCTGACGAGAGCAAAAACCATTGTTCCCAGCCAGCCTTTACATCCATGCTGATAGTCATAACATTTCTACTGTTGTGTTTTATCTCCATGACGCCTCCTATTTAATTGTTAAGGTTCTAATTTATAAAGCGAGTTATTATGTCCACCACTATGGTAACAAGCACCGCGTACCCAACTCCTTTAATCGTCTTGAATCCATTGACAATATCTCTAACATCATAGGCGATTCCATCGTCTCCTTTTTCTCCATATAATGTTGTATCATGTTTATAAAGTAATTTATCATATACCTCTATATGTCTGATAACGTGATCATCAATAATTCCTTTTACTTTTGGTGCTGTTATTCTCTGTGTTGCCATATAAATCTCCTATAACGCCCTTACATAATTGAATCCGGCACTGATGAAGCCCTTATCTCCCCCGCTTAATTCTACGTTATACCAATCAATATCTGTTGTTACTTTTTCTAAGACCTTGCATACCGTCCCTTTTGGAATATACGGTCGATCACCTGAGTATATTTCTGGTCTGGACCGGAACGACAGTTTATTACAGATCACTATCACCTGTTCCGGTAAAGGCGCTGGCTGAATATCTCCCTTTACATAATCTGCAAATTCTTCCTCGCTTCCATTGAACCAGTTAAGGTCAAGGTTCTTACCGCCACTGCCGTATTTATAACCATCCCCATGGGAAGTATATTGCCAGAATGTCCAGGGTGTGCCGCTGGTTTTCCAGACGGATGGCATAGACGGCTGAGAGCTTAAAGTATAGTTAGCAACCCATAAATGATGATTCAGCGCCCATAATTGCTCACTGTGTTTTGGTACGCTATTCCATGCACCCTTTGAGGTGTAGATTATAGGATGTAGTCCTGATAATCTATAGACTTCATCCATGAATAATCTTAGTTCTTCAAATGTGGCTTTACCATGCCACTTAGTATTCTCATAATCAACAACCGGGGGAAGCTCTCCCGGGTCATTAATCCAACGATTGACAAATAGTTTTGCAAGCGTCTTCTGGTTCATATTGTGTAACGCCCAACCATACGCCCCTCTCGCAATTCCTACCCGTTTCGCTTCTGACCAGTTCCTGTCAAATTCTGTATCTCTTGTATAGCCGAACATGGCGCGAATGAAAGCAAACCGGACTCCCTCGGCTTTAGCCTTATCCCAGTTGAATCTCCTATTGTGATGTGAGCAATCAATTCCTTGAATCATGCTAATCCTTGTAATGCCTTAATGTCGCCCCAGTCTATTTCATTCATTGACTTTGGGGATAGTATTTCGTTTACAGACTTAACTCCAGGAGGTCTGTGCGTATAAGGCGCTGTTGGTGAAGTAAAGTTAGCAGTATGTCTATATATTCCTTTCGTGATTCTGATTTCATCTAACCAACCGTAAACGCTTTTACTACCACCAATTAATCTACCGCCAACAAAAACAGATGCCGCTACATTTGGCCAATCTGAAGCATCGTTATAAGTTCCTCCAATCTGAGTACCATCTATAAACATTTTGAAGTTGTCCCCATCACGGTTTAGCTCAAAATGATACCAAGTGTTAGCTACTGGTGTCCAAGCCCAAGTTGTATCGTGTTGGACGACTCCGCCCAGTTTGGTTTGAAAATAAACTTTGTTATCAGTAACCCAATACAAGAGGATATAATTATTGCCACCATCATCTGCATCTTGTGTATAAATCCATTGATAGTCTGCCACTGATGCAAAACGAATCTGAAGGTCAATACACATATCACCAGAATCAAAATCAAAATCGGCGTGGTCGGGGGTAGAAATAGAATCAGCTTCGCCAACATCAAAAATCCCTGAAGCAGTGCCGAATTTCTTTTGTGCTGTGTCTAATTGGGCATTAACTCGAGCTGTCCATATTTTACCACTCTCGTCTGTAAACGTGGTTGAAGTGTCTGCGCCATCACAATGCAGAAGTGCTACGGTATTTCCATCATCTACTGCCATTATGCACCATGTTCTATATAGATTAGTGAAGGATTCCAGTACAGCATATCATCTGACACGGCATAAGCTACTGGTTGAACAACCGCATCTTCTGTCGTTGGTGGAGTTTGTGTAAGCTCTCCAACCGTTTCAGATAAATAAATTAATGAAATCTCACCCGGCCCAGTCGTCCAGTTCCAGGCGTCTAACCTCATCAATCCATGAAATAAAACTTTTTTAGTTCCTGTTCCCGCCTCTAATGCTAATGCAAAACAGGGAGCAGTTGCTATCGTATCTGCATCCGCTTCGTCCCAATGCCCATCAGCGGCTATATAAAGAGGGCAACCTATTCCAGTTGAGTTAGAATCTACTGTAACATCAGCTATAATTCCTTGTGGCGTTTCATCTGCGGCAGGCTCAATCGTGGCTTCTATGCTGAAATCATTTAGATCGAGATTGCCGCCAAGTTGCGGGGTCGTATCACTAACAACCACATCAGTTATTACATGACCGTTTAGATCCAAATCTCCACCAAGCTGTGGCGTTAGGTCAGCAACTAATTCGGCACTACCACCAAACGCCATCCATGCTGTTAGGGTTTCATCATAAATTAGAAAAGCGAAATCGTGAGAGTCTTCAAGGTGAATGTCGGCATTTCCATTACATAGGATATTATCTATTCCATGCCTGACAACAATAGTCCTAGCGGTATGGTCAGGGCGAATTATTAATATTGTCCCTTCTTCAACATTTGCTCCCAGATTAATAGTATCCAAGTTATCCGAAGCCGCATCAGCCAAAGTATCTACTGTATGATAGTTCTGTGTAACCGTTATCGCTCCAGCGGCATCAATAGTTAATTCTGTTGCCTCAACAAGTGTAAGAGTATTCCAGATCTTTTCCTGGTTTATCTGTAACAGATTAACATGAGCCGCCATTACATCCCAGGTGTTATCAACTTTTACAGTATGCGCTAATATTGTTCTCGCCATAAATTACTCCTTATAAAATTGTTGAAACTCCTCAGGCAAACTATATATACTCCCCTCTACCGCTTGCCATAATATTGCGTACGCCTCCTTATGTTTACACATTTCCGTGTTTACAAGACAGGTGTTATTTTCAAGTACAAACGGAAATGCGCTAATCGCTTCTTTAAATTCTGATGTTTGAGATGGAAGCCCAAGAGCATAATCCATTCTATGCCCCTGCTCGTGAATACAAGTGCTTACATCATTGCAAACAATATAATCAAAGTCTGGAAAATAGGCTCCCCTAAACCCAAAAAGTGAAAGCAAAAATAAAATAATTCGCTCTATCATTATTTTATTCCATACAAAGATGCCTTTGAGTCAGCTATTATATTTCCAGCCTTTAATGTTAATGTTATTTGGTCAATTATTGCGGTACTGCGCCATGTTCCACCAGTTGTTTTAAACATCATGCTCGCATTTGCGGCGGCTTGCGCATGCTTTAGAAATCCATGACATAACATACTCTTTCTAAAAGTAGTGTTTGTATAATCTATAAACAACATATCAGCAGAGCCTACATGGCTGGCGGTGCCTGTTGCGGTAGTCATTTGCACAACTTCCCAGCTATTATCAGCAAGCACGGCTGCGCTTGATATTGTACCGGCGTTGGCCGTCGTTAAGTCTCGCCAGTCATAATTAGCCCCTGCATCCCCGTTTACGGTAACTTGCAACGTGCTACTACCCGCTGCATTGTCTCCTCTAATATTACATATTAATTTCAAGTGGGTATACGTGGCTGGAATAGCTGTAAAATCAAGGCTTGCTACTGGACCACCAGCTAATATTTCTTCTATTAATTGAAACGCTCCCCCACTTCCCCATTCCGGAGCAGTTTCCCCGGCATTAACTACTAATGTTTCTCCAGCCGTTCCAATTGCAAGCCTGCTTTTTGTGGTTGCCGCCGTATAGTAATCTACATCTCCAGCAGTTGTACCAACCCAATGAGCAGCTTCGTTATCACGCCAGTATGTGTTTCCGTGCGCGGCTGTGATGACTTGGTTAGTTACGTAGAGGGGGATTGCGCTGCGTGCCATTATTTCACCGCCCTAATGGATTCTTTATTTTCTTTTCTCAAATGCTTTACTGTTTCACCTGGAAGCCATGACCTTGATAAAACTCCATATTTATCTGTGATTACCGGGGTTGCATCTATTGCCCTCTCGATCATGTGTGAACGTGGTTTTATTTTTACTGGTCTTTCTAACAACACTGTCTCAATATCTTTCATTTCCTTCTTTGAAGGGAAAATAACTTTTCTGGGTTTTCCATGATTATCAAAGTTTCCGCAACTGAAACAATAGAATATCGGTTCGTCTGGATCAACCGTCTCTGCTCCACCACACTCACATCTTGCAACCCATTGGCCAAAATTTACTTCTGCATAAACAGGAGAGCCAATCGGATCACAGTCAATAAACGGCGTATCTAAAATCCCACGCCTTTTCATCTCTCCACAGATTTTATTAATACGCTCCTTCATTGTTTTGACGTGTTCGCGGAACATGTAATCTTTTGCACTTATAATTTTCATTTTTGTATTCATATTCACCATGCCATTATTGTACCAGTTCCTAATAGATCAACCCCTAATCTCCAGAAGTCTCCACCACCCACGTTATAAGTCGGCTCAAATTGAAACTCTGTTCTCACTAACTGCCCTGACTTATCCAGCCACTTATGTTTTATTTTACTTACTTGAAAATCTGTATTAATTCCCCAGGTTGCTAAATTCAATGTAGCCTTGTCAAACAATTCTAAATCAAATTGAATGGTCGGTCTATCCACTACAAAACCTTTGGGAAATATAGGATTCGCCAACATAAAGCCAGACAGGAAAGTCGCCATGTCCTGAGCAACATTTGTATCCTGAAGCCATGCAAGGTCTAAATTAAATGCCTTTGGGTTTGTTAAGTATCCTTCTCCCTCTCCAACCTTTTCAGCCACATCAGGAGATTCGACCGGCTTTCCTCTTACTTGTAAAAGAGTTAAATATCCTGTATTAGCATTATTGTTAGTGATTGTTGTTTTTGACGTTTCTCCAAAATCTGAAAAAGAAATAGTACAGTCTGCTCCAATGTCAACCCCACCGCCATCTTCCTGGGTATTCATAGACCAGTCAGTATTTAATAATGGAGTAACTATATCAATAGCTGGTACTGGGTTTCCATCATAAGTATGGTATGCCCAAACAGTATAAGAATCACCACTCCCGCTAATAGATGGTTTTTCATTCAGCGTCCATATTGCTTGAAGTGCTTGTAAAACTTTTGGATATGCCTGAATACCAACAATATTCCTTGTGAATTTTCCTGGTTGGGGGATGCTTATATCTTTTAATAATTCATCTTCTGTTAATTCCATTACTGCAGCAGCATCATTATGGCGGCTATAATATGTTAGCTTTCCATCTCTAGCAACAAAGACATAACCCATTCCTGATTCTGAAAGACTTTCTATTTCGCCCTTTGCTTTTAATTTCGGCTCCCACCAGTAATTAATAACATCCGGGCCAATATCCAAATCCCTCCCCCAAATAACAGGCCAGTTTACATAATCAAGAATCGCACCAATGGCAGTATCGGCAGTTATATCTTCCTGAATTGCCGCTCTCACATCAGCTTCTTGTAGGAAACTCCAGCATCCTTTAATTATTAAATCTACTGTACCCCTGCGGCCATACGGAATGATCTCGTCAAGGATTCCAGTAAAGGCAGGATAATTTTCTCCTGCAGTTCCGTTCTTGACTTTAATCTGTACTTTCTTTCCAGATTCTAAATTACCGTATAAAGCTCCAGCGGCATTAAAAGGATCATATCTGCCAGTGTCATTATAGAGTCTAATCACCGCCTCACCGATAGGCATTCTTTCAAATCCGTCCGCTTTAGGTCTTATGTAATAATCTCTTCCTCTCGATGACTGGAAATCATAGGCGTATGTTGCTTCGTTACTTCCACCGAATACACCGTCATCGTCCCAATCAATTTCCATTGCCCATAAAAGATTAGTATTGACTGTAAGCCCGTATCTAAATTCTAATCCTTCAGCGATAGCAAGAGTCAAAAGGTCGGCATCATATTCTAATGCGCCCCATTCTCTCTGTGTACCAATTACACTTTCACCCCTCATATCGGTTGCTGGTGGTGCAGTTCCTGCCACATCAATTAATTGACTATTTTCCGATAAATCAAAGGGCGTTATTAATTTAGTAGTAGTTCCGCTTTCGTGTTCTGCGCCTCCGACTTCAGAAGGAAAATACTCAAGCGCACCCCATTCTCTTTGTGTACCAGGAAAAGTATAGCCCCGCATATCTGTAGCGGTTGGAGAAGTTCCTTCAACATCTATTAACTGAGAATCAGGAGACAAGTCAAACGGGGTTAGCGTTCTCCATGCGTTCCTGTTATATGTGAAGGTTCCGTACTTACTCATCTCACCGTCTCAAAGAACCATCTACTATCGAATAAAGGCGGATAAGTATTACTGTTTGCACCTACCGCCACGTTTGCACGGTCTGTTGCGTTTCCATAAAACGAGTTGTAATCTTCAATTATCTCCCCTAATGCTGTTGCTGCCATTCCCCTGAACATAGCACCGCAAAATATGCTGTTATTTACCGTTATAGTCTGCGCAGCCGTCAATGCTACACCCACTTGAATCCCGTAGTAATTGTTTGGAAAAATACAATTCTTTATGGTTATTCCACCAATCCTGTCTGACCTAAGCCCAACATATCCACGTAATATACAGTTTTCTATTGACATGGCTCTGTCATCAAGCCCGCCTGCACTAATCGCACTTATCACCGCTGTATTTTTAGCAGAAACTAAATAACAGTTTTTGATAGTAATATCCGTGCTTGGATTGCTCATATAAATAGGGTATCTATTTACATCTACGTATATTTTATCGAATATTAGGTTTTGTCCGCCATCTAACCGAAGACAAGCGGATGAAGACGTATCTAATTTAAACCCCTGAAAAGTACGATAATCTTTTCCAGTACCGTATATGCAGTTATCCCTTGTCTGCGCAATATCATCATCACTTCCGGTAATTCTAACAACACCACCAACTCCATCTGTGTTATCGCCTGAATAATCTCCAATGTAAGTAATTGGCGTTCCTGCTCCACCTGAAACATCAACGGTTAATTGTTCTCTATAAGTTCCAGCACCTACATAAGCGGTATCGCCTGCAACTACAGGGGTATCTTCTGCGCCATTGAGTGTTAGTTTCCGAAGTGCCCATGTAAGACCGTTATTAGCGTCATCCCCACCTTTGCCTACGTATCTGGTTGTCATACATCTCTCCCGTCAGCTCTTGCAGCTACTACACAAAGTGAATAAATAAGTAAATACATAAATGCCGCACCCGCTATTATCATTCCAATTATCATCTCGCCATCACCGTCCTTAATCCACTTTCAACTATCGGCTGTAATACTCGTTTAGCGTTCTCCATATCTGCAAGTGATACTACTGAGTTTAGATTAAAAACTATAGTAGCTCCGCCAAGTTTATTGTTTGGTGTGATATACCCAGAACTACCACCCATAGTTAGCATCTCTGGCCCTCTTTCACCAACAAGATAACTACCACCAGCCGATACTGGGCCGCCTGATGCACGACCCCAGCCCCGGCCCGTAGAAATATTGGAAATATTAGGAGTAAGGCCAGGAAAAGTTCTATTGATAAATTCAGCGGCTTTATCTTGTATTGGCTGAATTGATGTACCTTTTGTTACTGCGCTAAGCAAAGACGTTATTCCCTCTAACACAAGGAGCACAGATTCAAGCGCCACCCCAAGTATTCTTGCAGCACCAGCCATTATTCCAAGCACGCTTGTCGTTCCAGGTGCCTTGCCAGTTATTGAATCTAAATTTTCTCCTATTGCCTTTAAATCCTCACCAATTCTTTCCACCCACTCAGCAACCTCTTCGCCAAAAGCAAGCTCAAAAGCGCCTTTTATATCACCTTCAGCCAGTTTGGTAATAATACCAACAACCCCGCTTCCTTCATCACCTATTACATTTTCAAGCCAAATGAAAAGCCTTTCTATTCCAGCCTGTACTTCTGGATTATCCCACGCCTCCAGGAGTTTTGTTGTTATTGTTTCTAATACAGGGCGCAACCTATTTCCAATTTCTACCTTTAGATTATCAACATTAGCCGTTAATCGCGCCATGCCAGCGGCGGCGCCTTCACCTTGCTCGCCGACCTTTTCCATTGTCGCGTTACCCTGTTCCATAACAGCCATCATAAAAGCTGTTTCTCTGGTTAGATTTTTGTCTGCCTCCATTAGCTCTTGTAATCGTTTTGTTACTGTTCCAGACGAGATACCAAATTCATCAAGCCGTCTAATTGCTTGGTTTGCTAACATCAGTGCGAATTGCTCAATAGAAGCAGTTGCATCCATGCCCATAGCAGAACCAAGTTGGGTTGCCATTTCAATTAATCTGCCTGCCTCATCAGATGTATCTGCAAGCCCCATCGCCATGAGTTTTCCTGAATATTGCATGAGGTCTGCGTCATTAATCATACCGCGAGAAGCTACCCGCAAGTCTTTTATCATTACGTCTGAAGTTTCGCCAATACTCTTTGCCAGTGAATCAAATGTGTTCTTCAACCTTTCTACGCGCGCAGATTCCTTTGCCAGATTGAAGGCCACTTTTCCGATAACAACACCCGTAGCAACAACGGCTGCGCCAGCAATAGCAGCAACCTTACCAAGTTTGCCAATAACGCTATTCAGACCCTTAACTTCTTTAGAGGCTTTATCAGTTGCCTTAATAATGATTTCTACAACGTTTTTACTTGCCATCTGCTTTTAACCATCCTCTTAGCCTGTGATACCATTCTTCAGTACATTCTTTTTCAAACTGCCACGGTGACATATTGCATTCATCAGCCATCATTTTAGTAATCACCCATAATGGCACTCTCGCCTTTAATCCGCTTCTGTAGGCTCTGATTTCGTTTCTGGTTTCCCAGTCACAGTAGGGTTTTCTTCTTGACCTTCTCCTGTTATAAGATCAATGACATACGTAAACTGTTCCTCATTTGCATCAAACATGGCTTCTCGGGCTTCGTCTCGATCTTTCGGTGCTGTTACAAAGTCTATTAGAAAATCAACCATATCATCAATAACTTCTGGGCCTAAGCCCGCACCCATCTTTGCTTTAAATTCTAGCCCCTTCTTTGCACGCCTTAAATAACCAGGCGTCTGTGCATTCGGTAATTCAAATACCAGCTTGCTCATTTTATTCCTTTCTATTAAGGTAATGTTGGTAATGAATCTGCTACTACAATAATCGTGCAGTATGCAGCTTCGGTTGTGTTGTACTGACCTCTAAGGATGACATCCACAATGTCGTTTCCCTCATCTTCGCCAATCTTCTCAAACTTCTCATACTGTCCGGCAAGGTCAACAATCAGGGTCTTATAGGTATAAGCTCCGGCAGTTGCTAACGCCGATCCTTCAACTTTTATACGGATCAATCTTCCAGCGTGGCCACCGTCTTTCCATAACTGCTTTTCATCGCTTGAATCTCCGTTCCATTCAAGCGTCATACTAAGTCTGATAACCGGATTAACTAATGCCGCTCTTGGGAAGTACAACTGTCCGCTTGCAGCAGGTCGTGCCTGGATCCCTGTTTCAACGTCAAGATCAAAGCCCATCAGTAAAGCAGTCATAGCGCCATCACCAAAAGCTCCGGTATCCGGCCCAATGAACAATTCGGCTTTAGAGAATAAAATATCCTCAACGTCTGGAAGTGCCGCGCTATCAGTAAAATCCTGTTGGATAGTAACTGCTTCAGCCGCCTGGTTTGCTAATGTTTCTGTAACCGTCAAAACATCATCTGTGCAAGAAACCACTGTTTTAAGTCCGTTGTTAGCCGCCAAAGTTGCACCTTCTATCCGTATCATGCTACCATCAGGGAAGTTGTTTGCGCCTGCAAATTGTCCAGCCACTGTGGGTGTTATCGTTTCAGGCGGTCCATGTGCAAACACCGCGTCTGCAATAGCGAGTTTCAGTCGTTCTGCCTGCCTTGCCTCGAAAGTACCACTAATCATTATAGGTAATTTGGGTTTGCCTGATAGCTTGAAGCTTCTCAAGAAACTATAAGGTAGTATTTCCATTTCTTCATTGTCGCCAGCTTCAATAGCGAAAGTCTGAAAGTCATTTACTGGCTCTTTGAATGAGAATGGATAAGTATAAATATCCCCAGTCCCGCCACCATCTGCAACTGCCGTATTATGAAGCAACACACCGGCAGACAAGTAGTATGGTAATTGCTCAAATGTAGCTGGGTTTTCCTCAATGTCTAATACTGCCGACTTGTAAGGATTGCTCACACGTTCAACATCTACCAGATAGCCAATATCCTCATCTGGAAAGTGCATCACCCTCTGATCGTCAACCGTACCAGTACATCGTAAAACAGCCGTTGCTATCCCGGTTGTACCTTTAGTCGCAGTCGCCTCTTGGAACAGTTGGATTCTGCGTAATCTTTTAATTCCGCTCATTTATCACCTCTTTATTTTCCTTTCCGCCCAAGCGCATTTTATTTGCTTTTGCCTTTGGCTTTTTATATACACCGTTCATAGTTAGATAATCTTCACCACCGTATTTCTTTACTTCCTCAACTGATAGATTTCTCGCGGGTATCCCACGAAGAGATCCACTAACGTGTACCAATCCTATTTTCACCACAGTTTTACCTCTTTATATTGTAATTTTGCCCTTGACATTCAGCTCCAGTTGCCACCCGATTGTGCCTACTCCGGCATAAGTCATATATCCGAAATCACCCCTAAAATCTGTGAACGTATCCACCGCATCGCCTATTCTCGGATCAGCAATTAGCTTTTCATGTATCTGTATTCTGTACGGCAGGGCGGCCTTATAAGCGGTTGGTAGATTCTGTCTTGTTAGATGAATCTCAATAGCAATCGTGTCAACACATTCATCCCAGTGATAAGTGCCACCAAGCGTCTCAAAATGTTTAATATAAACAAGTGAGAACGGAAACTGATTCATGGCTTCAGGCGGGCCAACAGGCGCAGCTTTAATTTCGGCCGCAATAGTCTGGACCATTGTTTGAATATTAGTCAGGGCAGTTTCTAAGTCATAGCTCATATTAGATAGTAACCTTTCTTAAATAATCCACAATCACCTGAATATCAGGGTCCATTGTCTTTACATATTTCAACTGACCCAGCTCCGCAACCGCCCCGGTATCTTGGAATCCTTGCTGCCCTCTCTTAAACCAACGGGCGCATTGGATGATCGCGCATTGTTTTACATCATCAGGTACAGTAGCAGAATA